ATCGGGTACGACAGCTTGCTGGATTCGTCGGAGACGCGCAAGGCGATTGAAGCCCACAACAGCCAATGGGTTTGTCTGTGCGAGCAAGACTGCCCCGCCAGCGTTCCAGATACCAAATAGCCTTGCCAATCTCCTGCGCCGTAGCGTCCTTGTGACCGGCGCGGCTAAGGTACTTCAGCGCGTTGCCCCGGCAGTAGCCCGCAAACTCCTCTGGCGATAGCTTGGCCTGGAGGTAGTCAATCGTTTCCATGCCGCCGACCTTGTAGTGGTCTGGGTTTACTGCGTCGGTCATGCCGCAAGCCTCGCCATCAGTTCGGCGCGCTCCCGCGCAGATCGCAGCATCGTAAACCGCTGATGCAGACGCCGGACGATGGACGGGCGGCGCTGCGCTTCCATCTCAATGTCCAGCAATTCCTTTATTTCTTCCTCGGACAACGTATTCAGCGCCGCCGCCAGTGATCGCCAGTCTACCTTAATCATTCTTCAGTTCCTCCATAGCTATATCTGACACCGCGCGCTTGTCGTGAAGCGATGCCCAGATGCGTTCGTCAATCGTTTTTTCAGTCAGCATGACGTAGACCCAGACCGCATGGGTTTGCCCGCCGCGGTGCAGCCGCCCCACCGTCTGCTCGTACAACTCCAGCGACCACGGCAGCGACACGAACACCATATGGCAACCGCCATGCTGTAGGTTCAGGCCGTGGCCTGCCGACTTGGGGTGGATCAGCAACAATTCGATCTTGCCCGCGTTCCAGCGCGCGATGGCGTCTGGCTCGTCAATCGTCGCGGCGTGCGGGAACCGGCGCTTTAGTTCGGCCAGTTCTTCCTGGTAGTTGTAGACGACGATGGTGTTGGCGCGCTGGTTCTCGTCCAGCAGTTCGGCCAGCCGGTCAAACTTGTGGTCGCTGAACCAAATCGACTTGTCGCCCGCTTCGCGGTTGTAGACAAACCCCGACGCCATCTGTTGCAGCTTGGTCGTCACCGACGCGGCGTTCTGGGCTATCACCCGGTCATCGCCGAACTTGACCACATAGTCACGCTTCATCTTCTCGTAAGGCGCACGATCCGCAAACGTGGTGCGCACCTCGACGACGTTGCACGGCGGCAGTTTGTCCTTGTAGTCGCCGGGGTCTAGCACGAACGTCGCGGGCTTGATCCGCGCCATCACCTGTTCCAGCGCGCCGGGTGCTGGCACCCACTGGCCGAAGTCGCGGTTGATGCAGATGAAGTACTGCTGCATGAACGCGCCCTTGGCGCGGCCCAGCAGCGGCTGGTCGATGATTTTGCACTGGCCGAAGACATCCTCCAGGCCGTTCGATGTGAACGAGCCGGTTAGACCCCAGCGCACCTTGACTGGTTCCAGCAGCTTCTCCAGCGCCTTGAAGCGTTTGCCGCTGGGATTCTTCAGCCGCGTCAGTTCGTCAAACACGATGCCGTCAAAGCCCGACAGGTCGGTCAGCTTGTCGAGATTGTCGTAGTTGATGACGACCACAGACGCGGCGCTGGTCAGGGCGGCGTTGCGCTGCGCAGGCGTTCCCACGGCCAGCGCCGGGGCGATGCGTGACCACAGCGGTGCCTCGACCGGCCACACGTCGGTGCAAACGCGCTTGGGTGCGACCACCAGCCACCGCTTGACTAGGCCGTCGTCAAGCATCGCCTGCATGGCCGTCAGCGTGATCATCGTTTTCCCCGCGCCTACCGGCGCTAGGATCATCGCGCGGTCGCGCTCATACAGAAAATCTGCTGCTTCGTCTTGATATGGGCGCGGCTTAAGCATGGCGAGCAAACTCACCATGTAGATCAGCGCGGATTTTAGCTGCTACCGCCGTTGCCTCGTCAAGGGTCTGGTAAACGCCGAAATGTTTTGTTTTACGGTTTATGGAAAACCGCACATGCCACTTCCCCCGTTCGGGATACACGTTTTTTACGCCCGACTTTGTACGGCGGTTTACCCGACGGTTAAATTGATTTTGCAGTCGGGTTGCCTCACGCAGATTTTCTGCGCGGTTGTTGTTAGGGTTGTTGTCGATATGGTCGATACAGTCTGACAGATAGCCATGCGTCAACAGGAACACGACACGGTGAACCGCGTAATGTTTGCGCCGCCAAGTCACGTAATAGTACCCTAACGGGTCGGGTATCGTCGCCACAATATCACCGGGGTATTTTACGGAAGGGCCGCGCCCAGCGTTTATCAGCCAATAAAGTTGGCCGTCGCGGTATTCCCACACGCTTGGAACGCAATCCCAACTGTCAATCATCTCAATCTCCTACCGGCGCTAGGATCATGGCGCGGTCACGCTCGTACAGAAAGTCTGCCGCGTCATCCTGGTAGGGGCGCAGCTTCAACCCCACAAGTCCACATCCTCTTTCGACCACAGCACAACATAGTTCTGCTGCGTCGCCTCCATCTGCTCGGCGAATATCTCTTGCAGCGGCGACAGACGCCCGCCAGGCTTCTTCAGTTCGACAAACCATGTCTCGCCATTCGGCAGGCAGGCGATGCGGTCAGACACGCCGCGCAGCGTTATGCTGCGGAACTTGTAGCTGTACCCGCCCAGCGCCTTCACGCGCTTCACGAAGTAGGCTTCGATTTCTTTTTCGGTCATGGCGGCACCCTACAAGGCCAAACAATGTGTTGCAAGCCGCACACAAAAAGAAACCCCCGTCGTGCAGTGAGGCACGCCGGGGGTTTCATCGGTAACCGCGCTAATTGGGGATACGCAGCTACCGAATTCCTACTACCTTTTTGTCGTGCGCTGCAACAGGTTCGACTGCACGACGCAAAGCCGACTTGGACAGCGACGCCGCTATAGCCGGCGCGGCGATGACGTGCCGTTTCGTCTGATGCTCCACCGACGCCAACCGCCCGCAATCAACCCAACCAGCCTCCTTGAAGGCGTGCAACAGCGCCGCCTGCGGCACCTTCACGCCCGCCGGAACATGGCCCTGCGATGCCATCAGGTCGCACAGCTTATGGAACGGCCCGCCGACAACGCCTGCCGCAAACGGCCCGATCCGCTGGCGCATCATATCGACCAGGAAACTCTCGGCGACGCTCATGCCCTGCTCGACCATGTTGATCTTCCACTCGGTGATCGGCGGTGCAGCGGCGGGGTTGAACGCCTCAACCTGGCGTTGCCACATCCACGCCGCGATCAGTTCGTACCCGCCGTTCTTGTACCACTTGTATAGCTTCTGCGCGTCGTCTGGGTTCATGCGCGACGCGCGCGACCAGACGCAGAACCAGCGGCGATCTTGCGTCGGCAGCGTGATCGGCAGCGTGTCGTTCGAGAACGCGATGACTTGCAGCCGGTTCAGCATCTCGTAGGGGTGCAGCCCCTTGCGGTTGATGACCAGCGTCTCGGGCGGCGCGGCAATGATAGGCTTCAGCTTGTTGGCCATCGCGCGGCGCTCCCGCGCCTCCGCCTCGCGCAACTCGTTCAGAATGACCACCTCGGCTTCTAGGTTGTAGCCCCACTGGCTGTTGATCTCACCCGTCTCCATGATCGAACGGTTGTGCTGATGCACGCCGCCAATAGCCCACAGGAACGGCGCCCACAGGGTGTCCTTGCCGCAGCCCTCGTCGCCGCCGTGCAGCACGGCGTGGTTGATCTTGACATTCGCGTGCTGGACTTTGTGCGCCATCACATTCCAGACGTGTTCCAAGGAATTTGGGTCTGGTATCAGATTGCGGCAGTGATCCAGCCACGGCGAAATCTGGTCATCTGACACCCGCAAGAAGGTACCCATGTCGGGACGCATATTGATCCAGCGGTTGCCGTAGACCAGCCCGTCACGGGCGACCAGCACATCCTCGCCCGCGGCGTAGGTCATGCCCAGCAGAGCCTTGGCCCCAAACTCCTGCCGCCGCTCGTCAAAGTAATTTGATGCCGGTATCTGCCGCTTGTTGTTGTGGACAGACCGGCAGTCAACGTGCCTGAACAGCGCGTTGAACACCGGGCGCGACACCTCACGCCGCGTCATCATGTCGAAGTAACTGTCATCGGACTGAACGTAAGCAAAGCGGGCGAACCACTCGCTCTTTTCCAACCGTCCAGCCTCCTTACGCTCGACCTCACGGACAACGGTTGCGGCCTGATCCGGATACGCCGTGGTCGGCGAAATCTTCTCGGCCATCTGCTTCATGCGTTCGGCAATCAATTCGTCCCGCAGCCCCGGCGTAGTGGTCGGCCCGTCGTTGGCTGACACCCACTCCAGAAACGCGCTGCTGGTCAGGTCTTGGCAGTGACCGTGATAGCAGCAGTACGACCGATCCAGAGGCTTGTAGCGCCCCTCAATGCTGCCATCTGTGTGCTGCTCATGGTTCGGACAGATGACGCTGCACCAGCCCTCGTTGTTGACGCGCGACAGCACCATGTTGTTGTCCGACAGCCACGCCAGCACGTTGTCCATACCAGTGTCGCGTATCTTGATGCTCCTGATCTCGGCAGTGTCCGCCTCGGGCGGCTCAACGCCTAGCGCCTCGCAGATGTCGTCCAGGTCATACTCGCGCTCGGGGTGGAACTCGACCAACCGCGCCTCAAAGTTGTTGCGGCCCTTCTTCAAGTTGACGCTGCCAGGGATGCGGCAGTTGCGGACGGCATTGGTAGCGCCGGGGTCGGTGTAACCCGCCTCGGCGATGGCCGTGATCGCCGCAGTGAACTCAGCCTTGGTCGGCTGGTTGCCAAAGGCGTAGCCCCACTGGAATGATCCGTCCGACGTTTCCATGATCCATGTCGGGTCAAGTGGCGGCGTCTTGGACTTGGTGCCAATGTCGTCCAGCATCATAAACAGGAC